CCGCTCTGGCAGAAAGCGAATCAATTGCGAAGAAGAATACGCCGCTTCATTTAAGGTTGGGGTGACGTTAGTATCAACGCCGGGTTTAAGTTTGATCGTACCAAAGGGCATGATTAACCCCTAGTTGGCGAAGCGGCGGGGGCAGGTGAGTAAGACGACCAAGCAGCAGCCTCATATTTTTTGCGATTCTCTTCAACCAACGCACTGGCTTTCAAAGCCTGATACTGGCTTTCGTAGGTCTGGGCCATTTGTGGGTCGTCGTTAATGCGCCCAAAGTTACGTTGGAAAGCGGAGATGTAAATCATACTCGCCATGATAAACATATCTGGCAGGTAAGTTGAAATGTAAGTTGTCGTGTTTGTGGCAGAAAGCGGCGCAGAACGGACAGTGCCAGTAATGATCGTGCCGTAATTACTGTCAGGCGTTGGCCCCACAATCATATATTGGCTAGTATTACCTGTAGTAGCAGTATCGCCCCCATAAACAGCAAAATACTGAGGTAAGCCTGTCGTAGAACCTGATCCGTAAACATTCTGTATAAATTCTTTAGTAACTGGCAATAGCGGTGAAGAAACACCGGAATTAACTACTTCAAACGTCTGCGGTACAATAAACTGCGACGTAGGTAAAGTTAACGTATTGTTGTTGGAGGTAAAGGAATAAGCTGTCGTGCTAATTTGGGTAGAAAGAAAATCCAAATCACGCTGCATACGCAATTCTGCGTAGCTGATCATTTGAGGCAAAATAATCGTGAAATTGGTATCATTGGACGGAATGACGGCCATTGTGCTAATTTGCTGCACGTAACTTGAGTATGTTAAGGCCATAACTTAATCCTACGATGCCATGTCAAAGGCAGCCTTTTCTACCGCCGCAACTCTATTTGACCAACCTTTGCCAAACGTACCATACGTGGGCAAACTTTGCAAAAAGGCTAGTCTTGCTTCACAGACTCCCGTAGCAACTTCACGAGCGTTAGCCGCTTCACAAGCACTAATTGTGGCTTGGCCGATTTGTCCGTCCGCACCAACACCAAGTACCTGCTGAAGGGTTTTCGCCGCACGGCCTACCCCACTATTAACAGCCATATCAAAAGTGGCATAGTCAATGCCAAGAGGAAGTGAGTCGCCACTGATCTTATCCCAATAATTAGTCTTATACAAAGGAGCCACGTCCTGCGGCCCTAACGCCTTCATTTCAGCTTCAGTAACATCTCGCTTTACCCAAGATTCCCAAACTTTTTGCGTTACGCCAAGGTTTGTACGACCGCCGGGGTCTTTGGGATTATCCGTATACCCACCTTCAGATTTAAGAACGAGGGCTAAACATTGTTCAAAATTACCGTTCACTGTTTGTTCCCCAAAGAAGCCGTAAGCGCATCAGTCTTTTGTTTCGAACCAGCAGAAGAGCCAAAATAAAATCCCATAACGCCAGTCCAAGCAGTTCCAAGCGTCCCAATAAGCATAAGAAGTGCTTCACCACCCGTAGCTGGAAGGCCAAAATGTAAAATGTAGGCAATGATGCCAAAGAACCCGATTGTCACACCAACAGCCAAAACACGAGGAATCCAATCCCGCGTTGCAATCTGCATTTGACGGGCTGAATCACGGTCCTGTTCAGAAATCCGCTCCAGATCAATGTCCAAAGATTTCATTTGAACCTTAAAATCTGCGTCAATCTTTTTGAGAGCGGCTAATTGGTCGCCATTTGGATTAGCCAAAGCCGACATAATGTCGTCCTCTGTTCCATCTTGATGCCCAAATAAAGCACTGGAAATGGCTTTAACTGCCATACCTGCCACTGGGCCGCCTAGAGCCGTCGCAATAGTAGGAGCAACTGAACCAAGTAATGGTCCAAAAGTTTTAAGAATGTCCATGTTATTTCACCGTTAACATAAGATATAAGCCAATCGCACCAATGCCTAATACCAGAAAACCTACAATACTGCTAACCATAATCAAATCCTTGCGGTTTTCTTCCTGTTCCTTCAAGGCAGCCGCAGCTTGACGGGCAGCTTCCTTCCGCATCTCAATGACTGACCGTTGAATACCTTCCCATGCGGCAGGGCCATACTGCCCCACAAACATATTTTTAACGTCTAACTGCATCTGCTGGGCCTTAGCTTTAGCGGCGTAAATCTTAACCGCCTCAGCTTCAAATTCAGCTTGGCTTTGGAACATTTTCTTTTTGCGTGGTGTAGACGCAATAGTAACAATTTGGGCAACCTTACTGAAAAGATTGCCCACTTTTTCTGCAGTTTCCATTACGTCCTGCCCTGCATCGACGGCGGACTTGATGCTATTATAGATTGCAGTCGCGCCAGCGATGAGGGTAAACGGGTCCATACTTAGTCCATATTATTCAGCAGGTGTATTTTCCGGCTCTGATTCCGCCGCAATAGGCGCAACAGCTGCAGCTTCAACTTGAGGCTTTGCCTGACCATGTAGGAGATTAATAAGATCAGCAACTTCAGCATAGACGCCAGCACCAAGATGCTTAAGCACAGTGTTAACGTGAGCAACGGTAAGTTTAAGGTCAAGTTCAAGATTTTCCATTGAATCCTCTTAGAATGGTGGTTGTTGGGTTTGTGACGTTGTTTCACTTAATAGGTTAATTTGTGAAGCAATTTGCGCCTCAACGCCGGGCATACTAATACAACCCGCAACCCATTGATAGGCCATTTCTTGAGTAATGTCAGCATATGGAACGAATTCTGCTGGGTTTGGCGAACCTAAATTAGCCGTACCAGATGCAGATGATGTGACAGTGCCATCCGTTCCCGTGCATACCCAATTAATGGCCGTAACCACATTAGTCAGGCCTTCAGAAACTGGGTTCACTATAAATTGAGGAAAGGACCATGTGTACGTAATCATGCAACAATTATAAACCTTCCATCCGTTTGTGAATTTCCAGAACTTCCCCGGTCAGAATCAGACGAATTGGCAGGTGTGCTACCAGAACCTGTTGTTGTAGTTGCGCTTGATAATCCACCTATGTAGCCAGAACCGCCGCCGCCAGAACCAGATGAAGCACCGCCCCCCGCACCGCCGCCACCGCCGTAGTATCCGCCGCCACCCGCGCCACCACCTACCCAGTCACTATTAAAGGCGCTACCACCATTTCCACCTTGAAGAGCGGAACCTGAAGTTGGATTTACGTTTTGACCATCAAAAGGTGTTCCTGCTGCTCCACCTGCGGATTGTGTCCCGCCATATCCTCTTGCACCATGAATATCTGAACTTCCATCTTGCCCTGAAGTGCCACCACCAGCGCCACCAACTCCGGAAGTATAACCTCCTTGGTAAATAAACACACCGCCACCACCGCCAGCTAATGCGACTGCATTGGCAAATGAAACGCTATTTGAAAATAACCCAGTATATCCTCCACCACCGCCGCCAGATACGCCGTTACCGCCGCCCCCAGTGCCACCACCGCCATATGACCCCGGTGTTTTACCACTTGCGCCACTGCCAACAACAACAACAAAAGTTGAATTTGCTATCCATAAAAGGTTGCCCGTGCTGAAACCGCCGCCCCCGCCATTGGCGCTTTGTATAGTTCCACCCCCGCCACCCCACATTTTAACCGATCTATTGTAGGTATTGGTCACGGTTATCGTGTAAGTGCCAGCCGTGGAAATTACAAAGTTACCTTGTGATGCAAAATTCCAAGTGCTATTGCCACCAACACTAGGTGAAACTAGCAAATCTGGTCCAGAATTTCCTGAAATTAATGCAACAATAGTCATTAATATACGCCACTGCCAGAAACTACAAATGTATTGGATGCAACACAAAATATTGTTGCCAATCCATAAGGAAGCATAGTTCTATTGCCCGTATTTGTTGTCCCAGCCAATCTAAGCGTGGTGCTAGTTCCCTGCGTAATTGTTTGATTTGAACTAGAATTATTAAAAATAACGATATTTTGACCCGCGTTAAAGATACCAGATGGAACAGTTACACCACCCGTTGTTATATTGATGCATTTACCGTTGTCAGTAGCCACCAATACATAAGATGTGGTTTGGGAATTTTGTGGAATATTTCGCAAATTACCAATTGAATCGCTTACAGTTGTACCCGCTGTAATGCTGCCGCCAACGGTTAAGTTACCTGCAATATTACCGCCCTGAAGAATGCCATCGTCCGATAATTTTACGTTAGTTCCGTCGCAGAAAACAATGCTGCTATACCCTTGAGGTACTGATACCGTAGTTCCAGCGGCGGAATTACTCCCGTTATTTGAACCAATTGAAACCGTATATGCGCCGGAAGTGTTATTGCTAACAATCCACATTCCTGCCACGCCTTGTGGTAAAAGTACGTTTTGATTCGCCGCCAAAGCACCAGTCAAATTAAATCGCATAGCTTGAGACGTAGAACCCGCCGCTGTAGAACTGGGTGCGGTAATGTTAGTATAAGTTGTTGACCCGCTAGTGCTAACGGAAACGCCAGTGGTATTCCCATACATCTGGTCAAGAATGGTAGCGTTGTAATTGAGCGGTTGGTCCCATGTAGGGGACGTGCTATTATACGCTGGTTCGTTAAGGGCAAGGTTTGTCGTTACACTCATGGCTTGTCCGCCTTATTGTCAAGTTTGTCGTAGATACGTTGGAACATATCTTCAATATGGGCCATCCGTTTATCTAAATCGTCTTTAAGAACGTATTCTTTTGGAAGCGACGCCTCCAGTTTACTGATGTCCCGTTGTAGTTCTTTTACCGCGCCCCAAAGTTCCCGCAAAAGCCATCCCGCCACGGTCAGGGCCATCGCCGCCCCTATATCTATAAGGTTTTGATACTCATTCATAATTAGGCATTCCGGATGATGGCGGTGGAGGTTTCCTTGTCAATAGATAATACACCAAAGCAGACAATATTCCAATCCCCGCCATCCCGTTCATCTTTGACGGGAACCTGTATATCCAGATGCTTAAACAGGTACTCTTTGCCGTTTTCAAACACCCGCCAGACATGGTCCTCCGTCCCGCGACCGGGTTGACCACGGGACTTGTTGAACCGGATGCCGTACTTATTTATCATTATATAACTGTTGCAATTGGTGGAGAATAAATAACACCGACATTAAAATGAATCATACGAAATGGTTTTTTTGATTCATTCTTAGTAAATGAATGGGGTAACCATGAATTTGTAAATATAATTGTTCCCGGGTCAGGTACAAAATTAATCATATTACTGGCATAAGTTGCCTTTGAATTATCCCGTTCAATAAGTCCTACATATTCTTTTGCAGAACGTGGCTCATGGATAACCAAACGGCATCCTTCTGGTGGAGTATCTATAAAATAAAAACCAGAAATAATAGAATTATGAATATGTCTCTCATGACTTGAATGTTTATGATGCTCCTGACACCAAAAATCATAAATATTTATTTGATACAAATCCATATTGTATCCTTGGTCATTTAAAATATTCCAAGCCATTTGCACTGTATAATCAACAAGGTCTTTTAACCTTTCATCCGTATGCAATGCCGCAGTATTATATAATGGATATATTTCATTAACTTTTGTTGTTTTTTTAATTTCTTTTAATTTTTCCAAGCAAACTTCAGTTGCTGATTTAAGAAATTCTGGTTTTTTAAAATTGTATATTGGAGACGTAAAATAGTGCCACGGTTCTATAGCGTCTGACATTTAACCCCCGTTATTTATGCGTTGTAGTTATGGGTTTACCCAAACATCCTGCCAAATACCATCTATTTTTTGATATGTGGGGAAATCATTTGGACTTCCTGTATAATCAAAAGGTTTTAAAACCCGTTTAAATGGTTGATATTTATCGGGGATACCCTCTGGATAATTGGCGTGTAAATTTTCTGCCAATAATGGGTGATTTACTGGATTACCTTGTTCATCAACTTCAATATAAAGTTCTAAATCCATTATGGGCTACCCGCACAAGTAGATGGGAATGAACGCTTACAACCGGGCCACATAATACGAACAGCGCCACCGCTGCCACTTCCTGCATTACCATTGGGAGAAGAACTAACTTGGGGGCCTCCCCCGCCTCCGCCATATGCGCCGCCAGCACCACCATTACGACTGCATGCGCCAGTTGGGAAGGTGCCTCCTCCTCCGCCAGAACCACCCCCACCAGCGCCTCCACAGCCTCCTGCGTTGCTTCCATTTGATCCTTGCCCCAAAATACCAACGCCACCGCCACCGCCGTGACCTGAACC